TAGCCCGCCAGTTCCGCCCGCCCCAATAAACCAAAACTGCGGAGCCTGCGCAACCACTCCGTTTACCTTCGCTCTGATGTAAATCTGTACATCATCGTTAAATGGAGCTGCGGTTGTTTTACCCGCGTTGAATTTGATTTGAAAGGTGTGTTTACCCCATGAGGTGGTTGTGTAGGTATTAAAGCCCGTACTCCATCTTGAGTTAGGGTCGAATACCGCGCTTGTTACGTCGAGTGTTTGATAAGTGGCGCGGGCTATGTCTGAGCTGTTAATGATAACGTTTGTCTTTTCGTTGGCCAATTCATCAATATACTTGAACGCTCCGCTGTCCTCCATTGGTAGGCAGTAGAGGTTGTCGTGGGCGGTATCGTTAATGAAGTCGCCTTCCAAGTCATATCCCGCAAAGCTCATAACCTTGTCAACCATCCAATTCAACCTGAACGCTGGGCGCAACTCAGTCACCGCAATCGCCTGCGCGGGGTTGTTAATGTCATCCGCGCCAGTGCCAGGGAACCCATCGCCATAGGTTCTCGCCCTTTCGTAAAAGGCAATGGGCCAATAGTGGATGGGGTTTACTGCCGCCTGTTGAGTGCTGTAATCCGTATAATCCGCTGTAATGTCGTAATCCCAATCAAAGTCAGATAGGTTCTTTTCACCAAGCTCCGCGCTGATAACTTTGCTTGCTCCGTAAAACTGCACCTTGTAGTTATCAGGGATCCCATCCTTCATCTGCACCCCTTGCAATTCGAGTTTGCCTACAATTTGCTCAGCACCATTGAGTTCTAAAATGGCATCCACGCCAAAGGATGGGTTGAACCCGCCAAACACGTCAATGTCGTACCAATGCTTAAAGATGGCATCGTTGTTGGGGGTAGACGGCAGGGTGAACGATTGCGTGAAATCACCTATTGCGGCATCAATCTTTGAGTGGATGAATAGGGATTTAACCACCCACACTTCCTCGTCCCCATACAAATCGGCTTGTTGCCTATCAATGTACATTATGAGCTTCATCGGATGTCGTTGAGGTAGTTAAATGCGGGTTGGAACTCCATTGTGAAATTTACATTGCCTTGGTTGTTGACCGATGTCATCTCTTGAACCTCATCGGTGGTGCAAATGTGGGGTTGCAAAACCTCGCCAACGGGAATCCAAATAAGTCGCGCCATGCTTAGCACTTGGGCGTTGATTGATTCACCAGGCCAAAGTAGCCCCGTGTTCATTACAATGCGCTCGTTTACGTTCACATCAAACACGCGCTTGCTGCCTTGGGTGGATGTTGACAGCACGTTACCCGCACTTACTTCTAAAGCCCTTGCCATGAACCGTTGCTTTTGAGCGTTCTTGTAGTTCATCCGCGCACCATAAAATACCATCGTTGAAATGCCGCCCTCTTGATCGAGGTAGTACACGGGTGTAACGGGGTACTTCTGCTCGCACACCACATTGATTTTAATTACATCCACGGTGTCACCAGTTGAAATGCGGGTGGCAACAAAGTAGGAGGAGGCGGTTGTGCCTATTGATGCGGGGCCAACATCTGCTGCGAGCATAGATGAACCCGTGGTTGCGTGGTTGGAGTTTATTGCACCAAGGTTAGTCCAACTCACCCCATCCAAGCTCCACGAAAGGTTGCCATTGATGTTGCTGCCGTAGTTGGTAAACGAAACGATGTAGGGGTTGTTGGCAACTGCTGTAACAATGTTGTAACTGGAATTAGTCCCACCATTCGGAGTTGTGAATGTCCAGTTGGGCGGCGCGTAGTTTTCGCGCTGGTTGTATATGGAATAGCCGCCATAAGCGAGAATCGTGTTGGATGCTACAAAAGCATCAGAGGAGGCGTCCCAAATACCCCTGCACCTCACCCTGACAAATACCCCATGCCCATCAATAGCCGCGGGAGCATCGTTTCCAATTCTCGCGGTGGGTGGTTGTTGATTGAAGTAGGAGCGAAGATACCTGCCCACATCAATTAAACCCTTCCCGTCAGGGCGTGGTGATTTGTCAATGGTGAATTGCGCGCTCACAGGTACCGATGCGGCTGCACCCGTCCAAATGTAAATCTCAAAGCGGTAAAAGAATCCCGTTTGAGCCACGTTGGTGTTGGTCACTTGATAGAGTAGTGGCGAGTAGGCACTAACCCTGCTTGTTGGTTGGTTGTGAAAGGTTGTCATCTCAAAAAGTTGGTGTCAATGTAATTTGCCACATCTGCTCCAATGGCATCAATAAGCATTTGCTGGTTTAATTCTAACGCCTTGTCGCGGCTCTCGCTTATGATGTTGGTTGGCTCAATGCCAAAGTGCTTAATCTTGCGGTTCATCATAAACGCCATCGCCCTGCGGTTCTTCGGGTTGTTGGCAATGAACCCGCCTTTAACTGTGTTCTGCGGCTTTATCTTGGAGTTAGCCACCCATCTATTCATCTTCTTAACTGGAACGCCTTTAAAGCCCTGTGACGGCTTCCCGAATGGTGCGCGCCCCTCGTCCACGAATCGCAAGTATTCTTCGCCTAACAGGTAGAGCGACTTCGACCCGTCTGCGTTTTCTTCGATGCGATAGTCCAGGGTTTTGGTTGATGGACCGCCCTTGCTGATTTTGCCTTTGTACTTTTTGCGGGTGTAGCCAGCCACCTGCCAATTGCCACCTGACTTTTTCCACTTGGCGCGGATAGCGGTTCTTGTTCGGGTAACGGTTAGTTCTCGAATCATCCAGTTAACCCAATCCTCACCCAACTGGTCTAAGACCCGATCGGTTTCAACAAATAGGCCCATAGGCTGGAAATTCAATGGTGTATGAAAGTGACCACCCCGCCACGTTGTTTTTACCCTCCCTCACAATGGGGGTGGCAGATTGCCCTGCAACAATCCGCAAGGGGGCTTCGTATACATCTCCGCGGCTAATGATGTTCACCGCTTGGCTGTGGATGTTCATGGTAGAGGCAAGCACATCTAACAGGTTGTCCTGATAGTCGTTGGCATTGTCCTGCTGCTCTCGAATTGATTCGTTGTTGAAATCACACAAGTCAAGCACCTCCACCTCGAATGAAACCGAAACGACTGCCGCCCCGATTTGCGCTGGGGTTGGAGTGATGAATACGCAAGGGTAGATGTTCTGCCTGTTACTCTCCCTCGGCTCGCCAAAGAAGATTTGGTTGACCTTGGTTGTTTGGTGGTAGGCTTGCTTTAGTGATTCGTAGGCTTTGTAATAGCTCATTTTGTCTTTGCCAATTTGCGTTGCAACCTTGCGCTATCCGCTTGATAGCTCAGGTAATATAACGCTTCATGGAGGGGCATTACAGATGCCTTGTCAAAGTTGAGTGGATTGCCTTGGGCCACCGCAAGAATGGAGGGGTACCACCCCCACTTCATTCCAAACTCTATCTCCGCAGGATGGGACGATCCGCCCGCAAACACTTCGGGGTAAATCTCGCGGATGCGTTCAATGAATCCCCTGAATGAATGAGCAGCGGAAGTGAATAGAGTGGCGGGTGCCTTTAGAAAGATATCGGCATGGGCTGTGCCTTTGTAGGGTTGGCCCTTCACTTGATAGGCCACGGCCACCGCCTTATGCGATGATGCCGCAGATTTTAGATGGGTTTCAAGGTCGGCATACTCGCCAAAGGTAAACCCGTTGAAATCCCGCAGATGGTAGGTGGTCCCGCCCAGGGTGATTGATTCGGGGAGTGATTTGGGCGCGGTTGCAAAGCCTTTGATTGCCAAATCAACTGCGGTAAAGGCTTCAAGGATTAAACTGGACGGGAGGCTGTCAACTGCGGTAGTTGGTATGCCGCACACGATTTTAAGCAGAGCTTTGGCGTGTGATTCGGGTGCCATGTCGGGGAGCGCGTTAATCGCTTGCAGCATCCCTATTGTGATGTCGTTTGGCCCTTCGGGTATGGTGTAGGTTAGTTTCATGTTTTATCTTTGCCGCAACACGTTTGCTCCGCTTCCCGTAAGATCAGCGCAACCGGGTGAACTTTTGACAAACCCCGGTGCGATGCTGGGGTTTATTTTTTTGATTCAAGGACAAACAATAACCTTGCGGTAGTTGTAAGGCTGGTCATACCATCGCGTTTCTTCTCCGCTCCTATTGCACTCTACAAACACGGCAGAGTGGCTGTAATAGGCGTAAGTACCAACGGCTATGTGCGCCCGGTACACTTGCTCCTCGCAATTGCACATCTCGGCTTCCTTCTCCTTGGCGCAACCAAAGAGGACGAGGAGTAGAATAATAGTGAGTATTCGGTTCATGGCTTATTGATTTAAGGTCAAAGCTACGTTTTTTATCATTCACTCCGAGGATGGGTGATAAACTTTAACATTTCAACGGATGGAGTACCTACCCGTTTTCTTGGGCTGCATGGTGGTAAAGGCATATCTGAGCGCGTCAACGCAATGATTTAGGTAGCCAATCGGCTCATTAGTTGCCTTGCCATCTACACCCGTCTTCCAAACATAACCCCGCAACTCTTTGATGAGGTCGGTGCTGCGCTTAGTTATGAGTAGGTCGTGCTGCTGAATAAGCTGGATGCCATGCATTATGCTGTCTGGGCCTTTGGGAGCAGGGCTAATGCTTACACCAGCCCTTTGAATCTCGGTTATTGACTTTGGCTCTGCGCTGTCAGCTATAACCTTGCGGGTGCGCTCCTTTAGAATCTTGGCTATTTCAGGGTTGGTTAACCCCGTTTGGTAGATTACTTGGTCAACAACAATCTTCCCATCCAACTTGTAGATGTCAACGGCTGCGGTTGGGTCGTTGGAGAACCCAAAGTCAAGCCCGGTACACAGGTAGGTGGCAGATGAATCAATCTCGTCTACCTGCTGCCAATTGCTAAACACAACCCCTTGGAGTTGGCCTACCTGCCCTTCAACGTAAACCCTAACCCAATTCTTCCAATAGTCCGATGTCTTGGCCTTTTCAATAGCCTTCTCCATTTCGGACTTGATTTGTTCGGGTAGTGCCTCGTTATCGCGGTAGGTTAAGATAATGAAGTCGGCATCGGGCTTGCCAATTATCTCGGTGTGCGCCCAAAACTCTATGGTGGGGTTGTAGTCGATGTAGATGAAATCCCTGGTGCGGATGGCCAACTGGTGAAACGCCTCCCAATCCACGTTGTTGGCCTCGTTGACAAATAGAACATCGCGCCTTGCGCCTCGTAGCTTTTCGGGTTGGTCAGCGGAAAAGAACTCTATAAAGGATCCGTTGGCAAAGGTGTAAGTGAGGGATGATTTGTTGAACCTTGAAGGAACAAAGTTGTCCGTCCACTCCATGATTTTAATGAAATCCCTGAGCGCACCGCGTTTGATTTGCGGGATGGTTTCGGCGACAACGCTTATCTCCTTCTTCGGGTTTTGTGCCGCATAGGTGATAAGCATGGGTAGGATTGTGAACGTTTTTGATGAAGATGAGCCACCCTGCACCACCCGGTATCGGGAGCGCAAGGCGGCAATCTTCTTTTGTGCTGTGGTTTGCTGAAACAACGTTTAAATAAAACCCCTCAGCTTCTCGATTATTTGACCAAGTGTGGTGTTGAGGTTGTTTAATTCCCTGACGCTTTTCCACAACGCCTCACCGTGGCAAGATGGCTCAATCGAATCGCTTTTTTCAAACTCAGCACCACTACCTGTCGCTATACTTGTTAGTCCGTTTAAAACAAATAGACGGTTGTGGTATTCGCCAATCTCTTCATTAAATCGCTCAAGAACATGTTGAATTGTTGGCGGGGCTTCAGGGATTGCCAATTTTGCTGTGGGCACTTGATTTTCCATTATTTCTACTTTCCCTCCTTTGGTTATGTTTGTGAGGCGGAGGTACTTCCCTCATTATTTTCAGGTGTTCCAAGGTCAATCCCCTTAAACACCGGGTTCTCTACTTTGATGTTCGCATCTACCTTTTGCGTAGGCTTGCCGTATCCCCTGTCTAACAACACTTCGGCAGCTCTAATATCCCCGCGTGCCGCCTTAGCGCGTAGAGCCTTTAGAATAGCCTCCGCTGCGGTTACACCGTCCTTCTCCTCGCCAAGCACATCGGCAAGGAGTTTGTTAAGTTCGGGTAACTTGCGCGGCCTTCCTTTGGGGTTTCCGCTTTCACCCTTTTTCCACTTGTGCGGGATTACGTTTTCGGGTTTTGGCATCGGTGATTTATCGTTGATTTATTTTTTTGGCTAAATCATTTACAAGGCCTGTATCTCGCAGGAGATTTGACAATCTTGCCCTGTGTAAACAAATCTGTTTTTTGCAAAAGGATTGCTTATGTCTAGGAATAGCCTTTTGCTTTGCGTTCTGTCTTTAGTTTCAGGCTTGTACATGATAGACAAGCTATTCAGCCCGCAGAACTGAGAGCTCATGTCGTATTCAAATCCACAAATTGTAGCGTTTATCATTTGGGTAAACCCATTTTCACAATAGTGAATTTGGACTGATGGGGCTGTTTTTGGAATGATGTAGTGGCTTGAATACATATTGATTTGATTTAAAACGTTTCCAAATAAGCATCGGGAAAATCCCGTTCAAGGAGTTCCCTGATTTTGGTTGTGGCAACCTCTATCTCTTCAAATGAGCCAAAGGTTATGGTGATTTGAGGCTGTTGTTCTTTTGAACCCTTTACCTCAATCTCATCCTCTCCGCCTTGGTCGGGTAGGTCAAGACCCCATTGTTCAAGTTCTTCAAAGTCCCATTCGTTGGCAAGTACATCAAAGTTCCATTCGCCAAACGAGGCGTTGTCTTTGATTATGAACTCACGTTGCTGTTCTTCGGTGAGGTCAACGGTGGTGACTGGCACAACGGTAAGGCCAATTGCCTTGGCAGCCTGCAGCCTCATGTTACCGCCCAGCACCAACCCATCAGGCGTTACAACGATGGGGCGGATTTCAAGCATCTCCGGGAATTTGCGTAGTGATTCGCAGAGGAGCTTGAATTTGGCATCCTTAATTACCCCGGGGTTGTTTGGGTTAACCTTTAAGGCGGCAATGGGCAGGGGCGAGGTTGTCATCTTAAAAGTATTGAGCAAGTTTTAATGTTGATTTATGTGAGCAATTACTCATTTCAGCATCGTCAAGCAGACTGGTAGTCACATTTGTAATTTCCGCCCCATCTAAACGCCCCCACAAAACAACAGTTGGAGGGTTTTTAAGATACTCGTTACCAATGTACCACTTCTTAATAAATCCAATTTTGAAAATCGTTTTCCAAAAAATCTCTTTTCCCTTAAAAGCAAATTGTTTCATTTTTTTGTTTGTTTAGGTTCATGGTGAATGCACCCGTAAGCGTCATCGGTTACAAGGCAGTACCTCGATTTGATGGGCTTGCCAAACGGGATTTGATTTGACTGATGTTCGAACCTTTGAACGCCCGTGTGAACATCGGAGCGGTTGTGCCTATCAAGAACCATGCAGGCGGATTCGTTGTCAATGGTGTACCCGTGAACGGGGCTTGTGCAGATACCTCGATCTTTGGTGTATTCAAGGTCTGCCTGTTCGCTCTTCCAATGGACGCAGGTTTTACAAAGGTTGTTCATTGCCTGTATGCGTTATAGATTGCGTTTACTTGGTGGTAGATGTCAACCCAACACTTTTGGCATGAGGGTTTAACCTTGTATGGTCGGTGAGGCATAACGGCCTCGTAGATGTCCCAAATGGCATCTTGTTGCGCGGGCGTTACCTTGTTGGTCTTAATCACTTCGGGCAAAATCCCTTTGAGGATGTCGTACTGCGTTTGATTCAGACAGTTGGGTTTAAACCTGTGAAAGAGGGTGATTTTGTTTAGAGCCTCCTTTCGCTTCTCGCATCCGCAATCAATGCCAGTTTCCTCGCTGAACCAATCAACCAGGGCTTTGATTCCTGTTGCCTTGGTTACGGCCTCCACCGCATCACCTAACCCTACCTTCTGGGCTCGGGAGGTCTTTGAGGTAGGCTTTGATGTCGCACCCACCTTGACCTTCGATGATGGGGTTGTAGTGGTACTCTTTCGGTTGGAACGCCTTAACTTCTTGTTTGATTCGGGCGTAGGCGTAGTAGAGCTTTCGCTTGGGAAGTCCTGTTTCATTGCTTAGTTTTTTGATGGGTACTTGTTTAAGGATGACGATCCGCGCCAAGTTATAGTGGTATCGGTCGAGGTTGT